GAAATGGATGGTTTTTTAATTTCTAAAAAACTATTTAATAAAGATGACAATAGAAATTGTCCTGTCTGTCGGACTTATTCTTTCGAATTAAGAGATGACGTATACATGGCAAAGTTTGATTGTTGCTTTAAATGCTACATACAATGGGTCGATGGCCGAGAGGCACGGTGGAAATCCGGATGGCGACCTGAAGAGGAAAAATAAATGGCTACAACATTAGAAATTATTCAAGGGATTAATCAAGCAGCTGCTAACGCTTATGACGGTGCCCATGACGAAAGGTTTGTTACTGGAGACACTAAAAAAATCGGATTAAGTCGAGAAAATGGAGATCCAATTATTGATAGTCGTGTCTCGGATGGTTTCGGCATTAAATTCATTGGCAACATGCTACAAATAAACTATGAGGCGAATATTAGGCTAAAGGACGTTTATTCTGGTGGATTCGAAGAAGAGTGTGACAGAAAACTTGTCGCCATTGCTGATTTTTTGAAAAAAGAATTCAAAGTAATCACAGGAAAATCCCTTTCACTTTCAGCACAGGGCGAGTGTAAGTGCATTGTACAGCACACTTCCAGAGTTAGGACTTTTGTAATGGCTCATCGCCTATTTAAAATCGGCGGAATGCAGGATGTTGAAACCTTGGGAGAAGGAATTACCGACCCAATGGATGTCAAATATCAAAAATTTCTCAAAGAAGGCTCCTTTAAGTAAAAAATATGTCTCACACACTATCTAAAAAAGAGATAGTAGCCGAAATATTAAAATGTGGTAAAGACCCTGTTTATTTTATTGACAACTACGCCAGAATATCTCATCCCATCGAGGGCTTAATCCCCTTCAAAACTTATCCATACCAAGCGGATTTGCTGCAAGATTTTAACGATTATCGCTTTAATGTAATTTTGAAGGCACGCCAGCTTGGTATTTCTACTATCGCCGCTGGTTATATAGTGTGGTTAATGCTCTTTCATAGAGACAAAAACATCTTGGTCATGGCTACCAAATTCAAAACAGCGTCAAACCTCGTTAAGAAAGTTAAGGCAATCATGAAAAATTTGCCAGATTGGGTCACTCTAGCAGATATTTCCATAGACAACCGGTCTTCTTTCGAATTGACTAACGGCTCACAAATTCAAGCAGCTTCGACATCAGGTGATGCCGGTCGATCCGAAGCTCTTTCTCTTTTAGTAATAGATGAGGCCGCCCACGTTGAAAACTTAACAGAATTGTGGGCTGGCTTATACCCGACAATTTCTACAGGTGGTCGTGTGATTGCCCTGTCTACTCCAAATGGTGTTGGTAACTGGTTTCACAAGACATATGTCGAAGCCATAGAAGGAAATAACGACTTTCATCCGATAGATCTCCCGTGGGATGCACACCCTGATAGAGATCAGCAGTGGTTTGAGAAAGAAACAAGAAATATGTCTAGGCGAGAGATCGCCCAAGAGCTTGAGTGCAACTTTAATACTTCTGGTGAGTCGGTTATACACCCTGATGACATTGCTTGGATAGAAAGCACGGCGTGTGAACCTAAGTATAGAACTGGATTTGATAGAAATTTGTGGATTTGGGAACAATATCAGACGGATTATACTTATTTACTTGTTGCTGACGTGGCAAGAGGCGATGGAGCCGATTATTCGGTCTTTCATATTATAAAGTTGGAAACTATGGAGATAGTTGCAGAATATCAAGGTAAGCCAAGCTTGGATATGTATGCAAATATTCTCTTGCAAACTGGCAAAGAATTCGGAAACTGCTTATTGGTGGTGGAAAACGTGGGTATTGGCATATCCATTTTAGAAAAACTAATAGATCTTCAATATCCCAACATATATTATTCTGTAAAGGGTACGCACGAATTCATCGATGGGTATCAGGCGGAATCAAACAACTCAGCCGTCCCTGGATTTACCACTTCTTCGAAAACTCGACCACTAATCGTCGCAAAATTGGAAGAATTCATCAGAAACAGACTAATTAAGGTATATTCGGTTCGTTTTTCTAATGAATTACGAACTTTTATTTGGCATAATGGCAAACCTCAAGCGATGAGAGGATATAACGACGACCTAACCATGGCGTTAGCAATCGCATGTTGGGTCAAGGATACAGCACTCACAGTGAATCAAAGAGAGGCAGATTACAAAAAAGCATGTTTAAGCGCAATAATAAAAGTAGATACAAAAGTTAATACAACAATCCCCGGTATGCAAGGTTATAACAAAAAACAAACTTTAGATGAAAAAATGTTTCAAGCAAAAGAAGATTACGAAAAGTATTCATGGTTAATCAAAGGATAGTTTAAAATGGTAGATCAAAAAAAGAATCCAAACAACCCCCAATCAGAATTATTTAGAAGACTTACTAGACTATTCTCTGGTCCAATTGTAAATTGGCGAACACAGATGAATCGCAAAATCCGACGAACAGCGTTAGACAAATATGCTACGCAATTCACATCGGCATCTGGTCAACAATTCAGAAAAGCAGAATACTCCCCTTTTGATGTTATGCATTCTAAAATAATGGCACAACAAAACAGAGCAGAACGGTATATTGACTATGAACAGATGGAATATATGCCTGAAATCGCCTCTGCTTTAGATATTTATGCAGACGAAATGACTACCCACTCTGCTTTATCTCCCATGATGCATATCGAGTGCCCAAATGAAGAAATAAAAGCTGTTTTGCAGTCTTTATACGAAAATGTTTTAAATTTAGATCACAATCTTTTTGGTTGGTGTCGCTCTATGTGTAAGTTTGGGGATTTTGTCCTTTATTTAGATATCGATGACAGAATCGGCATTAAAAATGTAGTTCCAGTGCCTCTTAGGGAAGTGGAGAGAATTGAAGGTGAAGATCCTACAAATCCTAACTACGTCCAATACCAGTGGAACTCTGCTGGCATGACTTTCGAAAATTGGCAAGTAGCCCATTTCAGAATCTTGGGCAATGATAAATATACGCCATATGGGACTTCCGTATTAGACGCTGGCCGTCGCATTTGGAGACAGCTTGTGTTGATGGAGGATGCTATGATGGCATACAGGATTGTAAGATCCTCTGAAAGAAGAGTCTTTTACATCGATGTGGGAAACATTGCCCCAACAGATGTTGAGCAGTTTGTACAAAAAACAATTACTTCAATGAAGAGAAATCAGGTCGTTGATGCCAACACTGGTCGCGTCGATCTTAGATACAACCCTCTTTCAGTCGAGGAAGATTATTTTATTCCTGTCCGTGGTGGTGAATCTTCAAAAATTGAGACTCTTTCCGGTGGACAATTCACAGGCGACATAGACGATGTAAAATATTTAAGAGATAAAATGTTCGCCGCATTAAAAATTCCTGCAGCCTATCTTTCCAGTAGCGATGAGGGCGGTGCCGAAGACAAAACAACCTTGGCTCAGAAAGATGTGAGATTTGCAAGAACTATCCAGCGTTTACAGAGAGCTGTAATTTCTGAATTGGAAAAGATTGGAATTGTCCACTTATATACTTTGGGATTTCGAGGAGATGATCTTGTTAGTTTTAGGTTGAGATTGAACAATCCATCCAAAATTGCCGAACTTCAAGAATTAGAACATTGGAAACAAAAATTTGACATTGCCGGCGGTGCAACGGAAAACTTCTTTTCACGTAGGTGGATTTCACAGAATATTTTCAATCTCTCGGAGGAAGAGTTTGTTAGAAACCAGAGAGAGATGTTCCATGACAGAAAATATGAAGCAGAGTTGAATGCGGCCGCAGAAGCTGCTGGGGAACAAGCTGCCGGTAATTTCGCCGGCGATGCTGAGGGCGGAATCGATTTAGGTTCCCCCGATGATGACGGTGGCGAATTAGATTTAGGCACCGACGCAGATGAAGGGGGTCTTGATCTTGGTGGTGGCGAAGAATCGGATGAAGACGTGACCGATGATGAGCCACTCTTGGCAGCACCCTCCAAACGTCGCGACGACAGAGGAAGAAGCACAACAACAACAGCAAAATCAAAGAGTCACTACACTCCCAAAGCATCTAGAGGCGGAGATAATAGAAGCGGTCGCCAGCAAAGTTACTTAGCTACGGCTATTCCAAAACCTAAAGACATAATTCCGGGTTCTTCTGACCTAAAATCTTTGTCTCGCGGGATTGTCGAAGGTACACAATCTGTTTACCTCAAGGAAGAAAAAATAATTTTTGATACATCTGCAGAGGTTAAGAGATTAATCTTGGAATTAGAAAAAACGGAGGCTCATTCAAATGAAGATGAAACACAATAAGAAGCGTAACACCGCTTTTATCTACGAGACAATCATTCGTGAACTCGCTAAGGCTATTCACGAAGGTAATGTAAAAAATAAATCTAAAATTATTAAAATTATTAGACAAAATTTTAAAGGAAGTACATTACTTGAGAAAGATCTGGATCTCTATAAGTCTATCCTTGAAACAAGGGGGGTCGATAAATATACGGCTGAAAAAATCGTTTTTCAATCCAGAGTACAGAAAGACACGATCAACCATAAAAAACTTTTTCAACAACAAAGCCGCCTAATCGAAGAGATTAACAAAGAAATTTCTCCGGATGTATTTTCTAATTTTGTGCCAAACTATAAAGACTTAGCGACCATTTTCCAAATTTTTCATCCAAAAACAACAACAAAAAATAGAGTGTTGCTAGAGGCTCAAATCATCAGCAAAATGCTAATGTCCGAGCAGGGCGAAAACCCCGCGATGAAATCTATTGATAACTTAACATACAAAACATTTGTTAAGAAGTTCAATGAAAAATACACAAGTTCTCTAATAGAAGAGCAGAAAGAACTCTTATCTAAATTTATATCTTCTTTTTCTGATAACGGCATTGATTTAAAAGTATATTTGAACGAAGAGATCCCAAGATTGCTCAAAATTGTGGCAGAATCAAAAAAATTACCAGAAATAAAATCTGATAAGGATATGCTCGGAAAGACAAATCAAGTTATTTCGATGTTAAAAGAGACATCAGAGAGAAAAATAGATAAGGATTTTGTGTATGATATATTAAAAATTCAAAATCTCGCTAAGGAGATGAAGTAATGCCCATATCTTTAAAAATAATTGAAGGCGATGAGCCTAGAATAGTAAATTTGGAACTTAAAGCCAGAAAGACTTTGGATGGGAATATCATGATCTTTGACCACCAACAGATGGATATCGTTTTAATGCCAGCAAAGAGCAAAATAGTTACTTTTGCTAAAGATGATTTTTCCGAAACCGTCTATTCGGCACAAAACCGCCTTTTTGAATTTTTAAAGAAAAAGGGTGTGGTTGATTATGAGTCTGTCCAAGGCGGCAGTGTCTATGGCTCCCTAGAAGGAAAAATACCATCTGCCAAAGACGAAAACATCAATTCAATTGATTATGCAATATATGGGGTTTATAAATTTCTAAAAGAAGAAAAACCATATTATAATTATCTTGATCAATATGAAGAATTGTTAGATAATTATTTTGTCGCCCCATCAGATGAGGATTCTACCGAACTCGGTGAAGTGCCACAGGCAGCTGAAAAAGGATCTATTAGGTCCGGATATAACCACGAGCCATATTGGATGAGCTACATGCTCGAAGGAGAAATAAAGAAATGAAAATTACAAAATCACAATTAAGAAAATTAATTAAAGAAGAAATTTTGAGTGCTTTAAATGATGACGACAGTATCTCCGAGGGCTATTCTTTGGATGATGAGAGTCCTCTAGAAAAAACCAAAGATGATCAATTTAGATCAATACATGACCAAGCGATCGCTGCAGCCCAAAATTTTGAAGAACTCGCGAGCCAAGACGAAACACAACAAATGTACGATATTCAAAGAAAATATATTGATTTATTCAAGTCAGGCGGTAATGAATTCGGAGATCTCGGTGCTCTTGCAGTAATCGCGATCGCAAATGCTTATTCTTTGGTTACTGGATAAAAATGTCCCTTCTCTATTTTGTTCTAGCATCCTACGGATTAACTCAACTTCTTTGTTATTCTAGAATATTTAATAAAATACGACCTAAAGCTTATTTTTGGAGCTGCCCTATGTGTATAGGCTTCTGGGTAGGTATCTTTTTATGTGGACTTAATCCTTTCACCGAACTATTTATATTTGAGCTTAACATCGTAAACTTATTTGTTTGCGGTTGCATAAGTTCAGGAACATCATATATCTTAAATATGATTTTTGGAGATTCGGGTATTAAACTCGATGTAAAAGGAGAATGATATGTTTATAAGATGGATGCTAAGAGGCGTAAGACGCTGTAAAAATGGTTGCTGACTACTTTAAAAGGGATAAGAAATGTCGAAAGTTTTACTAAGAGAATATTATGCTTTATGCGAAGGTGGGGTCTGTAGGGATCTTCTAACCGAGGCAGAGAAAAAAGATATAACACAAAATGGTGCTATGTACCTCACTGGTTTGATGCAAGAAGCCGGCATTAGGAATGGAAATGGTAGAGAGTACCCCGACCACGTACTAATGAGGGAAGTGGATACCTACAAAAAGTTAGTAAAAGAGAATCGTGCTCTGGGAGAACTGGATCATCCTGATGATTCTATAATTAATCTCAAAAATGCTTCACACATGGTTACAAACATATGGATGGAAGGTCCAAAAGTTATGGGAACAGTTAAAGTGTTGGGTACACCATCGGGTCAAATTTTGAGATCCTTGGTTGAAAGCGGGTGCCAACTCGGAATTTCTTCGAGAGGTCTTGGGTCCGTCAGTGAAAATATGAACGGATCCGTTACTGTGGAAGACGATTTTCAATTAATTTGTTTCGACTTTGTTTCGGACCCATCTACTCCAAATGCCTTTATGAACCTAAAAGAAGGCAAATCCTATGGGGAACCAAACATTTTTACAAAAGCGGATAAAATTAATCGCGCCCTGAATGATATTCTGAGTGAAAAATGAAAAAAGATCAATTAAAAAAAGTTTTAAAACCTTTAATAAAAGAATGTATCAAAGAGGTAATCTTCGAAGAGGGAGTACTATCTGGGTTGATAAAAGAAGTGATGTCGGGTTTGACAGACCGACAGCCAATAGTAGAAAATAATCAAACGCAACAAAATTTTTCTAGACAAAGATCGGTAGAACTTCAGCAAGAATCTCAACAGAGGCTGGAAGAAAGAAAAAGAAAACTAGAAGAAACATTAGGCGGCAATTTTAAAGGGGTTTTTGAAAATGTAGATCCAATTTCAAAACCGGGTAATTCATCTTCAGAGGGTGGACCCAAATCCCCAATTTCTGGCTATGCACCGAGTGATGCCGGAGTGGATATCTCTGGCATTATGGCTATAGCTGGTGGCAGTAATTGGAAAAATATGATTTAGAGAGGTTTTATCATGTCTAAGAGACCAGTTAATATATCAGTGTGGCCAAGAGGCAGAAATGATACACAAGAAAAAATAATTAGAAGATTTTTGCGAAAATGCAAAAAAGAAAGAATTGTTGAAAGAGTCCGCGAATTGCAATATTATGAAAAGCCCTCGACTGTTCGTCGCAGAAAGGCGAAGAGGCGGCGCAAAATTTTGGACAAACTTAAAATAAAAGAGCAGAATTCATAAAATTATAACTATTTATAATTAAAAATGGAGCATTTTAAAAATGTCAATTTATCAATATAAAGCCGGTCTCCAGAATGCCGCATCATATCAATCATCGGGTACCCCATTTGTGACGGGATCAGATTCACTGACTGGAGTAATGGAAATTAGTTTCCCAAACGTTACTAAAGAGATTACTCTATCCACTACTGCAAGCAGTGGGCACTTTTATTTTCACTCTGACGCACTTGATTTAAATAAGATGCCTTTTAGCACAACACCGGTCACTGTTGATGTTAAGTGCCGAAAGTTGTTTGTTTCCGGATCAAGTGCTTTAAACTTCCGTGTTTATGCCTCGTTGACCGGAATAGAACCAAAACAAATGTTTGATTTAACCGGCTCTGGAATCACAGAATAGCATTAACTAATAATTGCCTTTATAAAAATTTGTCTTTTTATAAAATAATAAACTATTTATTTCTGAGATATTTTTTTTTAAAGGGAGTCCTTTTATGTCCTCATTATTAGAACAAGCCATTATTGATGCCACCGCCTTGAAAGAAGCCGCCATCAAAAATGCAGAAGCAGCAATATTAAACAAATATTCTGCAGATATTAAAGAGGTTGTAGAAAACCTTTTTGAACAAGAAGACGAAGAATTGCCAGAGGAGCCACAGGGAGGCGACGAGTCCGAGAGTCTGGAAGACACTATCCCAAATGCTTTTGACGACGAAATCGTTGATGAAGAGTCTGAAATTGTTTTAAATATGGAAGACCTCAAAGACATGGCGATTGCTTTATCTTCCACCGAAGAGGATTTAATTGGAGAGCCATCATCGCATGAGTCGTTGATGGATGCACTTCCCTCTGAACCACCTTCTTTGGGTGCCGAAGCAGAAATACCGACAGCTGAAATACAAGCGACACTAGGAGAGGAAATAGAAGTTTCTGATATAGAAGAGCTTCTAGAAGAACTGGTTGTAGACATTGATCCCCAAAAAAGTGGGTGGGCAGGTACTCCAGACAGCATTATGAATTATAAAGAAGAACTTAGACTTGCACAACTCTCGGCAACCGCAGCCGAAGATAGCAACAAAGAATTAGTTGCAGCAAGAGATCGACTATCAGAACAAAGTAGAAAAATGAAAAACATTATTTCTATTTTGAGAGAAAAGGTTGAGAAAACAAGTTTATCTAACGCACGACTTTTATACACGAACGAGGTTTTGGTAGACAACTCCTTGAATGAGCGACAAAAAACTAAAATTGTCGAAGCTCTATCAAACTCCGATTCGATTGATGAAGCAAAGGTTATTTTTGAAACTCTTAAAAACGCAGTGGGCAGTGTGAAGGGTAAAGCACCGCCAAAATCGCTCCGTGAGACCATCGAAAGACCGACTAATACATTACCCCGAAAAGAAGCTAGGTCACCCATTCAGCCGTTTTCAAGCAGAATGCAGATCCTAGCCGGCATTAAAGAAAACAAATAAAAGGAGATTTTTAAAAATGTCAATTATTAATAAATTAACCGAAGGTATTGTTAGGCGCGATCTCTCTAAAGAAGGAACTGCACTTCTCTCCAAGTGGGAAAAGACAGGTCTCTTAGAAGGACTTACTAACGAGCGAACCAAGCAAGGCATGGCATGCCTTCTTGAAAACCAAGCAAAGGAGCTTCTCCGTGAAGCTTCATCCATGCAGGGCGGAGATGTCGAAGGATTCTCTGCAGTTGCATTTCCAATTGTCCGCCGTGTTTTTGGCGGATTAATCGCTAATGATATTGTTTCAGTTCAGCCAATGAGCTTGCCATCTGGCCTCATTTTCTTCATGGACTTTACATATTCTGGAGACACAACAACTCGTCTGGACTACGTTGCTGGTGAATCAGTATACGGTGGCGGAAAAGTTGCATCTCAGATCACTGGCGGTGTTTCATTGTCAGGTCGTAATGCAGAACTTAGCGCATATGCTCTAAACAATGGCTACTCTAGCCCAACCGGATCATCAGCTGCTGCAACCACAATGATTGCATCAGGTACTGTCGGCGACCCCGGCACTACTTTCTGGCTCGATACTGCATACAGCTCTTCAGCTGGTGTAGACAAGCTTGTTCGCTTCGATCCGGATCTTGACGGTCTGAACGTAGCAGTTGCTAGAATCGCCCTTTCGGACCTTACTAGTGATCAATTCAACGTCAAAGATTATGTAACCATTATCAACGAAGTTGCATCTGGTTCTCTCGGTGCAGGTCGCATCACTCGTCGCTTGACTCGTGATGACGAAACAACCGCTGGTAGCCTTTTGGTTGTCTTGGCAGCTACTGGTTCTGAAGACCTTGCAGCTCTGAGTACTTCACTAAACGCCATCGGAAGCTGGGATTATGTCATTGATGACAACATCGGAGCATCAACAACTGTTGGCGCAGTCGTAGGTGCGACCTCATGGGGTCTCGAAGCCGAAGCTGCAATTCCAGAAATCGACATCAAAGTTGACTCTGTTGCTGTTACTGCGAAGACCAAGAAGCTTAAAGCTAAGTGGACACCAGAACTGGCTCAAGACCTCAATGCATACCACAACTTGGATGCAGAAGTCGAGTTAACTTCAATCCTGTCCGAGCACATCGCTCTCGAAATCGACCAAGAAATCTTGGAAGATCTTGTTAAAGGTGCAACCGCATCTACTCTCTATTGGTCGCGTTTGCCGGGTAAGTTCGTTAACAGAACAACCGGTGCTGCAATCACTGGAGCATCATTCCCAGATTTCACTGGTAATGTTTCGGAGTGGTATGAGACCCTTGTTGAAACTATCAACGATGTTTCAGCACAAATTCACCGCAAGACCCTAAGAGGCGGCGCAAACTTCATCGTGGTTTCGCCAGAAATTGCCAACCTCCTTGAGTTTACTGCTGGATTCCGTGGTGCCGTTACTCACGACGATGATCGTGGACAAGTTGGGGCAGTCAAAGTTGGTTCTTTGAGTAAGAAGTTCGACGTTTTCGTTGACCCTTATTTCCCAAGAAACGTTGTACTAGCCGGTCGCAAAGGCTCTTCTTTCCTTGAAAGCGGATACGTCTATGCACCATATGTACCTCTCCAGATGACTCCTACAATCTTCGGAACAGAGGATTTCGTCCCACGTAAAGGCGTTATGACTCGTTATGCAAAGAAGATGGTTCGTCCAGATATGTACGGATTGGTTATCATTGCTGACCTAGTATAGTTCTAGACAATAAGTCACTAATTTACATACCCCTCTACAATTTTGTAGAGGGGTTTTGTATTTCTGGAGACTACTTAAAGCTAGGGAGGAAATTATATGGCTTTTCCAACACTAACACCAGCAAGTCAGATGAGTAAGTCGATTTTGCCAGCGTCAGGTAACGCAGGTGCCGTCGCCTCAACTTTGCCACTTAGTGTGTATTCCGACTCTTCACAATTTTTATCAGGAGCCTCTGATCAAGTGGCTTATACTTATAGAAAAATAGGTGGAGACATACTAGACATTGAATTGAAGGCAGAAAATGTATATGCAAATTATCAAGAGGCAGTACTAGAATACAGTTATCTTGTAAACCTTCATCAATCTAAAAATATTTTATCAGATGTTCTAGGTCAAACAACAGGGACTTTTGATCACAGAGGTCAAAGGCTAACTGGCCCAGAAAACGTTAATTTAAAATTTCCAAGAGTAATGTTCGAATACGCCAGAAGAGTATCTGACAGTTTTTCTTACTCGGCAGACATAGGGGGAACTATTCCTATTTATTCTGCCTCATTCGGTCTTAGGCGTGGGCAACAAGATTATGATCTGCAGGCAATCATCTCTGGGTCATCCGCATCTGGTAACGACCAGTCTGGCGGTGCTGCACCATATGCTGGCATAGTCGGGGATAAAAGAGTGATTGTAAAAAAAGTTTATTATAAAACCCCGAACGCAATGTGGCGGTTTTTTGGATATTTTGGTGGTCTAAATGTTGTTGGTAACTTAAGTCAGTATGGTCAGTATACTGATGACTCTACATTTGAGATTGTTCCCGCATGGCAGAATAAATTACAAGCCATGGCGTATGAAGACAATATCTATACAAGACTTTCTCATTATTCTTACGAATTAAAAAATAATAAACTTAGAATATTCCCAGCACCCCAGACACTTTCAGACTATAATCACATGTGGGTAGAATTTTCTGTAATTCCGGCAGCTTGGGAAAATAATGAGGAATATGATAACGGCGCAGATGGCATTAACAACCTAAATACACTGCCGTTTGATAATATACCATATAATAATATCAATGCTATCGGGAAACAATGGATCCGCCGCTTTGCGCTTGCCTTGTCCAAGGAGACCTTAGCGCAAATTAGAGGAAAATTTCAAACAATTCCAATCCCCGGAGAGTCTGTAAATCTAAATTCAGACACATTGTTGAGTCAGGCAAAAGAAGAACAGGAAAAGCTTAGAGAGGAACTTAAAGAGATTATGGATCAGCTAACATACGCTGAAATGGCCAAGACTGATGCCGAAAAGGTAGATGCAGTAGAAAATATCCAGAAAAGAGTTCCAATGATAATTTTTCAAGGGTAAAATATGAGCAGCAGAAAAAAACAATATGACGGCTTCAGACCTTATTTCCAAGATAAAAAACCCGGTGATTCTACACCGGAAATGAAAGAGATCACCTTCATGCCGTCAACTATAGAGACTGTTGATTTCGCCTTATATGAGTTTCTCGATGAAAAATTAAACATTTTTTGTACAACAAATGAAGGGTTTCAGAAGGTTCCCTTAATTTGGTCAATGCCAGAAAGATCTTTCCAGACGAAAAGCAATAAAGATTTAAGAAGCAAAGATATCTTTGTGTTGCCAGCCATGAGTATAGAACGAACCAGTATGGAAAAAGACCCGAACATGAAGGGGGTTGCTTGGTCCCATGTACCAAGACAAAATGATGCCAAGGGCGGCGCAATTACAGTAGCTAGAAGAATTCAACAAGAAAAAACTTCTAATTTTGTAAATGCTGATGCAAAAAGATTCTTTAAACAAAAAACTTATCCATTTAAAAATGAAAAGGTTGTGTATGAAACAATAACGATGCCGATGCCGACCTACATGGTAATAAACTACAAGATAACTGTCAATACAGAATATCAGCAACAGATGAATGAGATAGTTACCCCTTTTATGTCTTATACTGGGCAAATTAATAATTTTTTTATAAATAAAGATGGTCATAGATTCGAGGGGTTTGTCCAAGGGGATTTCAGCTTAGAGAACAATATTTCAAACCTTGCAGAAGAAGAGAGAAACTTTAAGACGACAGTAAATTTAAAAGTTTTGGGCTATTTGATGGGTTCTGACAAAAATGATAATCAGCCAAAGGTTACAATTAGAGAATCTGCCGCCGAAATCAGATTTGGCAGAGAAAGAGTCATTCTCGGCGATAAAAAGGAATATTAATTATGTCTGATAATAAGTGGTCAAAACCAAGTAATCCTCCCCCTCCGCTATTTCTCGGAGAAAAGGAGAGAAATTTAGTAAAACAGGTCAATGACGAGCTTCTGGAAAGGGTAATTGGACAACAAATATTATATTTACCCGTCTCCACGGAATATACAAATTTCCACCCCGTATACGGAGAGGCAATAGAAAAATCTTTCTTGCCCCCTGTTAGAGTGTACGCCCTTGTGGAATTTGATGGTATAAAAACTACTACTGAAAATTATGGCTTAGACAAAGAAAAGTCTATAACTGTAAAATTTCACGAAAGAAGACTACAAGAAGATCAGGATTTAATGTTAAGGGAGGGCGATTATGTTCAATATGGGGATTCATTTTACGAGATAGTTTCCTTAACTGAAGATAGACAACTTTTCGGTCAAATAGATCATCTTTTTCAAATTTCTGCCAAATGTATTAGGACAAGACGGGGAATCATGAATATGTCCGTCATGTCCGATGAGATCCAAACGTCACTTTCAGAAGATGATGCCGCCTCTCAACAAAGCGGCGAGTCTGGTCCATACCACTCACACGAACAGAGTATCGTCCGAGTTGTGTATTTTCACGATATCGCCGGCAGCTCAATCGCCGCAGATACTAATTTAAATTCCATCTTGGGTGTTACTGGAGCCCTTCCACTACCGGCCTCATCAGTTTATTTGAATGGTGCAAGGCAGACGGTCGGGGCTGACCCTTCAACGGGTGAGTATTATATACAAGAGGGGTTTATTTACAATTCTTATGTAGTTTCTTCGGGAAACAGAATTCTTTTAGAGGTTTTAACAATAGTATGAGTATTTTTAGAGAACATAAAACATCAGCTGATAGATCAGCAGCAGACAGAAAAAGGCACAAGCAGAAAATAGATAAAGCTCTTCGAGAGGGGATCAAAGATGTGGTCGCTGATGAGTCTATTATTGGACAAGATGGGAAAAAGAAGGTAAAAATTCCCGTCAAGGGCATTAAAGAATATCACTTCATCTACGGGGAGAACAGCGAGAACCAGAAAGCCGGCTCCGCCGGAGACAAAAAAATAAAAAGAGGTCAAGTATTAAGAAAGGGCGGAAAACAACAAGAGCAGGGTAAGAAGGGTTCAAAAGATGCCGGCGACGAGTACTACGAAGTAGAAGTAACCCTAGATGAGTTGGCGGAATATCTCTTTCAAGATTTGGAGTTACCAGATTTAGAGAAGAAGAGGTTCCGGCTTATTAAAGACCACAAAATGAAAAGAAGCGGTTTTAGGAAAAAGGGCTTGAGATCTAAGCTTTCTAAAAAAGAGACAATAAAGAGAAAAATCAGACGTAAAAAAATGGCTATAGCCT